ATGGACATGGGATGAGAAGCTAGGGAAGAAATCCCCTTCCCCATCTCCAGAGCATAGGCGTGGGTTTTCAGTCATGCTGAAGATTAAAGATAAAGGATGGCGTGAATGGTCTGCTAATGGAGTGGGCGTAATGAAGGGCTTTTCAGAGTTGTGGCAAGTCGTTGGTCTTCAGGTGAAAGACAATCAGGGCAAAGGCGTACATCTTAAATACAAAGGCGCAAGAATGGAAAAGATAGGGCAAGGCACTACTCGTATTCCAGAGTTTGAGGTGAAGACATGGCGTGAGATGACCGATAAGCCACCAGTAAAGGAAGAGCCTGTGGTGGAAGAGGACACAAATGCTGCACGTGGTCTTGTCGATGACGAGATACCTTTTTAACTGATGCCTCCAAACTAAGGGGGTGTAACAGCCCCCTCTTTTTTATGCTTAAGATAGTCACATATACAATGTATCTGATAACGATAACTGATATCGAAACCGCTAATGTCGAAGTGCATCGCTTAGTCTTTGATAATCATGCAGAGTGTGTGGCTCTGGCAAAGGCTATTAGTCAGGTACGAGACCCAATATCTACAAAAAAGAATTGTCGTAGTGTGCAGAATTTCTATTGGGATTTGCCATGAAAGTAATACCGATATCAGGATACGAAACTCATGAATGGCTGAAAAAAAAGCATTATGCCAAACGTATACCAAGTATTAGTTTTGCGTTTGGTCTCATCAAGAACAATGAAATTTGTGGTGTTATCACCTACGGAAAGCCCCCTTCCCCTACCCTTTGTGATGGAGTGTGTGGCAAGGAATACTCAGAAATTGTCTTTGAATTAAACAGATTGTGTCTTCTTAACAACGAAAAAAATGAAGCGTCATTTTTAGTTGGAAATAGTATGAAGCAATTACCAAAGCCTATGATTATTGTGTCGTATGCAGACACCTCAATGGGTCATGTAGGCACAATATATAAAGCTACTAATTTTATTTATACAGGCTTATCAGATAAAAGAACCGAATGGAGACTAAAGGGAAGTAATGCTCATAGTCGTACTCTCACTCGATTATCTCTTAAAGAACGCTTACTTAATAGTGATTTCTACACAGCACAAAGACCACGTAAACACAGATATGTCTTTGTCAGTGCAAGTAAAACAGAGCGTAAGAAGATATTACGAAGCCTCAAATACAAAATACACCCCTACCCTCAAGGCAAATCAGATAGATACGACAGTAGCTACGCTATTTATAGACAGGGAATGTTGTTTTGAATAAAGCACAACAAATAGTCGGCTACAGTGCCAACAGAGAAAAGAATGATTTTTATGCTACCCCTGAAGAGTCAACAGAGAAGCTATTAAGGGTAACGTCCTTTAGAGGTGATATCTATGAGCCTTGTTGTGGTCAGGGGCATATATCAAAAGTATTAATTAAACATGGGTATAAGGTCTTCTCCAGTGACCTCGTAGATAGAGGATATGGAACGCCAAGAGTTGACTTTCTTATGGAGACACAAAAACACGATAATATTGTGACTAATCCCCCATTTAAGAACGCTTTAGAGTTTGCTGAGAGGGCATTAGAGCTATCCAGATATAAAGTGGCATTGCTCCTCAAACTGAGCTTTCTGGAGGGTGTGGCAAGGCGTAATTTCTTTAAGAGCTATCCACCAGAAAAAGTATGGGTGTTTAGTCAGAGACAGGCATTAATGAAGAATGGTGAGCCTCATTCTGGTGGGATGTTAGCGTTGGCGTGGTTTATTTGGAGTAAGGGTAATATTGAGTCCCCTACTATTGGGTGGGTGTGATGATATATCAGCATACAAAAGAAATAGCGTTAGATTTATTAGGTGAGCCTAATAAGAAGCTATCTAATGATAAAGAATTACGATGGGGAACGCATGGTTCTTTAAGTTTAGACTTGAGTAAACACACTTTCTACAACCACGAACTGGGTTATGGGGGCGGTTTAATTGACCTCATAAAAGAACACGTTAACGATCACATCGACTATCTCAAGAAATATGAAGAGCCAAAGAACAGAGATAATATAAAAGATATATATCCCTACACTGATAAGGATGGAAACACTTTATACGAGGTAGTACGTTTTGAGCCTAAGACGTTTCGGCCTCGTAGGATGAATGGCACTGGCTATGTGTGGAATTTGCAGGGCGTTGTGCAAGTACCTTATAGGCTAAAAGATATCTACGATAGGCGTGATGAAATCATATACATCGTTGAGGGCGAGAAAGACGCAAATACTCTAGCGAAGATGGGGTATGTGGCTACAACGAATTGTTTTGGGGCAAGTAATTGGAAGGTGGAGTTGAACAGTCACTTCTCAGGTAGAGATTGTGTCATTGTGCCAGATAATGATGATGAGGGGCGTAAACACGCAGAAAAGGTTGTGGAGCAGCTCAAGAGCGTGTGCAGTAGCCTAAAGGTGGTGCATCTGCCTCTTAGCAATCAGAAGGAAGATGTAAGCGATTATTTTGGGTGGCTAGGGTCTAAGGATGAGTTCGATAAGCTCGTAAAGGATGCCCCTTCAATTAAGTGTAAGCCAGAGAGTTCAGTACCGTTTCAATCATGGACTGTGGTAGACGCAATGACTATTCCTCCTCGTAGGTTTCTCTATGACAATCATTACATACGGAATTTCGCTAGTATTACCATCGCTACAGGGGGTGTGGGTAAATCTACCTTGTGTCTTACAGAAATGATAGCGATGGCTACTGGACGTAATCTATTGGGTGTAGAGCCAACGCAAAGGCTAAAGGTGCTGTATTTTAATGGAGAAGACCCAATGGAAGAGATACAGCGTAGGTGTGTGGCAACGTGTGAGCATTTTGGAGTGCCACAGGAGGAGTTGGTAGATCATCTGTATATAGCCAGTGGGAGGGATTATGACCTTCTGTTGAGTGAAGGATTTGAGGGGCAAATCAATGAGGCAAATTTCAATCTTATAGAGGACTTCTGTACAGATAAAGGTATAGATGTCTTCTGTCTTGACCCATTGGCTAATCTTACAACAGCAGATGAAACAAATATGGTGTTTCGGACACTGGCTAAAAGGCTATCGGATTTGGCTGATAGCTGTGGGAATGGGCGTGGTATCTCCATAGAAATAGTGCATCACACAAGAAAAAACATACAGAACATGGAAACAAATGTGGAGAGTGCGAGGGGTGGGTCTTCTCTTATAGCAGCAGTTCGTAGTGCTAGGGTGTTGTCTCCTATGACAAAGGAAGAAGCGGATAAGGCAGGGCTTGAGAGCCACGTAAATCACTTCAGGGTTGAGGTGGGGAAGTCTAATTTGGCAAAGCCTGTGGATAAGGCAATGTGGTTTGAGAAGAAGTCTCATGCTCTGGACAATGGGGATAACTGTGCTGTTTTAGAGAAGTGGGAGTTCCCTGATGCGTTTAGTGGGATGTCTGTGGAGTTGGGCAGAAGGATACAAAGACGGATTGAGAGTGAGAGGCCAAAGCATAGTCCGAGGGCTGAGAATTGGGCTGGGAAGATCATTATTGAGGTGTTGGAGTTGGATATCAAGGATAGTGATCGGTTGGCGAGGAGTAAGGCGAGTACGATTTTGAAGGAGTGGGTACGGACTGGGGTTGTGGAGGTGTATGAAGACCATGACGGAAGACAGGGAAGGATGACAAAATTCTACTGTCAGGGGAGTAAAATTTTAGAGGAGTAGTAAATGGGAAAGTGTGACACAAAAAAATGTAAGGGTTTAGGTGTAATGAAAATCAATGAATATGTCTGTGATTATGTCGTGGATGATGATGGAAAATCGAAGGGTATTGAAAGGCAAAAGGTCGTTTGTGCTTCATGCTATTGGAAATCTGAAGGGAGGAATTATGACAAAAGACAACGATTTAGAGCAGCGATTTAGGCTCAAACCTATTACGAAAGATGAGAGGATGCAGCAGATTAGAGTGCTGAAACCAGAGACTTTGGAGAGGCTAAAACAGATGAAAAAGAAGGGGTTAATTCCTCGTCAATCCTCATCAAAACGTAGGAAAACCTCAACATGAAAAGTACCTT